TGGCCTCCGCTGCCTTGCGTGCGTATGACCAGCCTGAGAGATCGTTGTCCGGCAGGATGACTACATTGGCGCCAGCGAAATATTCGGTTATCGCGTCCGGCCAATGTCCTGCGCCGCTGTGAGCTGTTGTGGCGGCCACACCGAGACTTGTCAATGCGTCTACTGCTTTCTCGCCTTCGGCCAAATAAATTATTCTTCCCGCTGTCTTTGCGTCCAGCAAGTCGGGTAGCTTGTAGGGGACTATGCGTGCGTCACCAAGCGTAGGGTAGCGCTTGCCGTCACTATCAACTTTGTAGAGCCTATAAGTCTTTCCAGACTCCCCTACGCGCAGCCGGTGCTTAACAAACACTGTGACGCGGTCCTCGTCCTGATACTGCCACTCCTGCTGGAATTCCACTTTGGGTAATGGCTTGATGTTGGCGAGTGGGTCTGGGCGTTCTTCTAATTCGGGTAAGAGCTGCATATCCCTGATCGTTTGGAATACTGACTCCTGAGTGCAGCCACCATGACAGTGGAATAAAACCTTGCCCTCATCATCGATGTGTACGCTCAGTGATGGGTTTTTGTCGCCGTTGCCTTTGCCGTGACTTGGTACTGGGCATGACGCTACCCATTGGCCGTTGGCTCTTTTCGCGTTGCCCAAGCTCTTGGCTATTTGTTCTGCTTGCATATCGCCTCTACTTCTTGTATGCGTTGCCCTATCCACGCCATGACAGGTACTGCCATGCTGTTGCCCAATGCTTTGTACCTTGGACCATCAGGCGTTGGCTTTCCCTTGCTCTTAATGTCGGTGTAGCTGTCGGGAAAGCCTTGGAGTCTCTCGCATTCAATTGGCGTGAGTCTTCTGACGGCCATTGATGATTGATATACCGAATACACCTGTTGTGTGACTTCAGATGACTGAGGCGATCTGCTTGGATCATTGGCGGCGGTAAGGGTTGGCGCGACAACTGATTGCACTATTGCCGTACCGCCTTGATGCATTGCAGGATTACTTGCTGACGCATCCAAAGTCTTTGTGGCATCAGCATCGGTGACATGAATGTCTTCTTTCAATGCACCTTTGCCTGGAGAAATGTTGTATGCAATGGGTTGCGCCACACCAATACCACCTTGATTGCATGATGGATCAAGACCCCTTGATGTATCTAATGCTTTTGAAACATCAACTTCATTGCAACCACTGACAGGGTTTGCGCTTTTCATGCTGTTGCTTGAAAGACTATCAAAGGCGTAAGCAATAGGTTGCGCCACACCATGCACACCTGTGGCGTTGAGCGTGTACATTGGACCGCCATCAGTAAACCCATCGCCGTTGCCGCCGTTGTGAGGTTGCCGTCCAATGGTGTTCTCTGCAAGGGCAATGGGTTGCAATACGGCTTTACCCTCTTTAACCCATTCATTACTGCCCCACTTTTCTGCATCGGTAGCGCATAAGGTATTCATTAAGTCAGGATCACCACTACTGCTTATGCCAATAAATCTTGAAACTACTTGTGAATCGTAGTTTCCGTTATGGCCTATTCCTCTACCTGGAATTCCTTTGTCAAGAGTTCCTGCGACATCATAGTCACTGACATCAACGCCTTTTCTAACTGATCCGGTAACACCTTGCCTCTTTTCTCTGCTCGGCGCAGGATGCCCTTGCAGGCTGTGGCGCTCAAAAAGAACCGCTGCGGCAAGTCGCCAGTCTCCAAGGTATCCGACAACGAACACACGGCGGCGGCGCTGTGCCACTCCAAAGAACTGAGCGTCAAGCACCCTGTATGCGAACCCATACCCGCATTCTGCCAACCCTCCAAGGAAGCTACCAAAGTCCCGTCCTCCATTGGAGGACAAAACGCCGGGGACGTTCTCCCAGACCAGCCAGTTGGGGCGATATCGTTTAGCAATGGCAAGATAGGTAAGCATGAGGTTGCCACGCGGGTCATCCAATCCTTTTCTGAGTCCTGCGACTGAGAATGACTGGCAGGGAGTTCCTCCAACGAGAACATCGACATCTGAGACATTTGTCCACTCCTTAAATTTAGTCATGTCGCCAAGGTTTGGCGTTGATGGGTAATGATGTGCAAGCACTTCTGATGGAAATCTTTCGATCTCCGAATACGCTACTGCTTCCCAGCCAAGGGGATGCCATGCTACTGTTGCCGCCTCAATACCACTGCATAGTGAGAGATATTTCATGTTGTATTTTTTTAGAGGAAAAAAAAGCCGAGGCTGTTACACCTCGGCACTTACTTGCTTTCAGTTAAAACATTTCGTCATCTTCTACGGCCTGCGCCATCACTGTCTTTGCAGGCGCTGGAGCTGGTGCAGCAACAGCTTTAGGTGCAGGCGCTGGAGCCACCACTGCCTGTGCAATGTAGTCCTCATCGCTTTGCCCCATGCCGGCAGGCTTATCAATCCAACTCACAATGTTGAAGTTGGGGATGCGTGTAGTGCCTTTGCCGATCTTCTCTAGCTTGCTGCCGGTGTACTCAAGCACAGGCAATTTGCCTGCATTGGCGGCACGCTGACCAGCGCATTCGGTGTAGAGTTTCTCTAAGCCCATATTAGGACCCACTCCTGATGAACTCCACTCACAAGTCCCGATTTCTTTGTTGTAAAAGGTCACGATGAATCCGCGCTTATGGTCAGGCGTTGGCTGTGCGCCCTTGCGTCCTAGCTCTGAGTCGGGTTGCCAGTCGCGTATGCCGACACCAAGTTGGAGCCAGCCTGTCTGCACCGCATCGATGTCAAACACTATTTTTTTCAATTGAATTTCAGCGCCGAGGCTGTTTGTCCAAGCATTTGCTTGTGGGCTGAATCGGATGTAATTACCATTACCACCACCGGATGAGAGATTTAACATTTTGCTTTTTGCTTTCTAAAGTTACAGGGTTTGCATTATTGACTCAAGCTGCGGTCTTTTGCGAGCGTGAGTCCACTTGATACCTTGGCGTTCAATCGTCCAAGATAACTCTTTGTTCCTTTGGCAGCAGTTTCTCTGCCGCCGTAGGAGAAATTAATTCAGTCTCAAATATCTCTGAGTCTGTAAGTCCAGCGTCAGTTAATGCCTGACGCGCTACTTCTGAGTCAATCCACTTGCGTGGCGCGTTTGGGTTGCAACTGCCAGCCTGGCAGCACTACACCAGCTTCCATCTGCTTGGTGGCGTGCTCTTTGACTGCTTCAATAAACTTTTCTACCATCGGTGCTTTGTCCAATATGGCGGTGATCTGTGCCGGCGTGAGAGACAACATCACCTCATTGATGTCATCTTTTGACATGACGCTGATGTCGGGTTGCGCCGCCACAATGTCGAATTGCTCTTTCTGTGCCGAGCATATGTGTTTGGCTGGACACCATTGGCAGGCTTCCTCTGATGGCCTGTAAGTAGGGTTGTCGCTGATGGCGTCATCTATAGCCGGCAACAGCACTTGTGTCTCCCACACACCCAACTCATCAGCACTCATGCGGTGTATGCGCTTCTCTCCATGATGCGGTTGGATGATCTGAAACTCAATCTCTTTAGGCTGCAATATCTTTGAGGCCATAGCCGCCAGTGCGTATATTTTTAATTGCTCAGAATCTGCATCCACATAGCCGCGGCCGGTCTTTAGGTCTGCAATTGTGAGCTTCTTTGTGATGTTTGAGAACCCGAGTACATCGGCTGTGCCTTGAAGCAGCACATCATTGGTGTGGTAGAGCTTGACATCAGCCTCGACCCTGATGAATCCATCTTTGCCCACCTCATCTTGAATCGCCCATATTGCTTTGATGTGCTCCAAGGCAAAGTCGCAATTCTCTTCGGTCATCATAATGCCCTCGACCTCTTGGCCAACAAAGTCGATGGGGTCGGTGTCGAGCTGATAGCAAGTCTCGGCCAGCGCGTGAATGGCTGTGCCGATCTTCGCTGCCTCGCCTGCTGGCTGGTAAGGCACTAACGCACTTAGCTTGGCGCTGGCAGGGCAGGCGATCCAGCGGGATGCTGCACTTGGTCTGAGTCTTAATTGTTTTCTTGATGTTGCCATGAGTCTCTTTCTTGGTGTGAGCTGTTGATTAGTAATGTGTATGCGATCTGCCGGCATTCATTGCTGACAGCATGACCGAGGTCTTCGGGGTCGAGTATTCGCTTGATGAATACGATCTGCTGCTGATTAGCTCGGCGGGTTAACTCCAACTGATTTGCCAAGTAGATGATGTGCTCTCGCATGGTTTGGCGTTCTTTGTTATCCATGTTTAGAACCCCAATAAGCAATGAGTGCAGCGTCAGCTCTGCCGTCATCCTTGACGCGCTTGAATTGATCTTGATAGTCGGGGAATAGCTCCATGGCGCGAGCGCGGCTGGCGTCCTTGCCTTGACCGCGGCCAACTCCTTTCACCCAAGTGGCTGGAGCCACAAAGGTGACAGGCATCTTTA